TGGAATTATTGGATTTCCATAAATAAACCCTTGAAATGGGGGTTGACATTTTAATTTCTATATGCTATATATAGTATCTGTAGAATATTTTTCTACATAGAAGAGCGTAGAGTAGTAGAGTCTGACCTAGTAACAGTATGACTTTATTGCTCTATTTTTTTGGCATTTTTACCCGAAAATCGGAGTTGGGTTAAACCAATTTTTGGGGGGATTTAGCCGATTGGTAAATTAAATACTCGATTGGAGAGGTAAAAATGGCTATTGAAAAACAGGATGACACTATCAAGCGACTTGAGAAAAGTTCTGAAGGTACGGTTCTTGCTCTTGGTGCTATCGCGGATGTTCTAAACAAGATGGAACTGCGCTTCAAGAAACAAGAGGAAGAGGACGATGCTGAAATGGAAGCTTCTGAAGCTATGGCTGAAGAGGAAGAAGAAGAGGTTGAAAAGGCCCAACTTGTAAAAGAGATTGCTAGTTCTGTAATTAAGCAACTCGTTGACTTACAGGGTGACAAACCCGTGGAAGTTGGAAAGAAATACAAATGGCCTATGGAACAATCTGATTCTGACGATGCTGTAGAAGTGAAACCTCGTACTGCTACTACAGAAGTTCAGCGACCACTTCAGGCTATGAAACTCAAGAAGCATGATGAAGAGGTAGATGAGGAAGAGGAAATCGAAATGTCCTATAAAGATGAGCATGATGTAGAGTTAGATGCAGAGGTCGAGGAAGAGGTTGCGTCCCTAGAAGATGAGGTAGAAGACTACCCAATGGACGAAATAGATGAGGAAGAGGACGATGAGGTTATTGAGGAGATGAGATTGATGCGTAAGCAAATGACTTCTCTCCGTAAGATGAACCAACAACTTCAAAAACAACTTGATGGTGTTGGCGATAGTTTCCAATCAGCTACTGATAAGAAAGCTGATTCCCTCATGCAAAAGATGGGTTACAGAAAGGAAAATTCCACGGCTCCACGGTTAGTAACACCTCAGACAGTTAGTCGAGGCGATGTTCCCATCGTTAAGGCTGAAGTACAGTCTGCTGATGTAGCTGACCAACTTTCCGACCTTTCTTGGTCTGAAGTCTGGAATCTCAGACTTGCCAAGATGTCAGGCGATACTGATGGTTTACCCAAAGAATTGTTGGGTTAATTTAAAGGAGATAAAAAGTTATGGCTAACAATCCGTCTTTAGCTGAATATCTAGCCCAAGCTCAACGTGGCGTTATTTCGTCCCGTGGCCTTGGCCCTGCCATGTTAGGCAGCGACTTCATGTCAAAACAGACTTCCGGTTCGTATTTTGGAACGGGAGGAGATGGTGGAGCATCTGAAAATGTTTTCACCACGACCTTCGGCAGGAAGGTTTGGCATGCTCTAAACAACCAGACTCGTTTCTTCAATGCTCTTCCTAGAGTAATGTGGGGCAATACTGCTGGTTGGCGTGTCCGTACAGACAGAGGCGCAGGACGCTCTCAGCCTGTTACTGAAGTGGGTACGTTGCCATCTATCGATGTCAGTGATATCCAGACTGTTTCCAGTCTACCGCGTATCGTAGGTACAACCTTTGGTGCGTCGGTTCGTTCAATGTTCACCTCCCAATTGGAAGGTGGTGTTGGCGATGTTCTGGCTATGGAAATGGAGAATGCTCAAATTGACCATATCAAAGAAATCAATCAGGAAATGATGGCTGGTTCTGCTTTCTTGACCAGTGGTGGTTCTACTACTACCGCTGTGATGCCGACTGCCGCTGGCGCATATTTCCGTGTTGGTGACTCTATTGGTATGCATGACGAGTCTGCTGGCGCATATGACCGCGCTGGTGGTTCTCTAGTTTCAGCAGTAGCCAATGGAACAGTCACGATGGCAACAGGTACAACCTTTGCCGATGGTGACGTAGCTTTCGTTCACTCTCGTGCTGGTTTCACTAGCATTGATGACATCGTAGCCGCTGACCAAGCTGCTGCTGCTAATACTGGCCCTGGTGGTTCTGCCGCTCGTGTTCGGGCATATGACCTAGCCATTGGTGGACGTACTTCTGGTACGTGGAACGCTGGTGCTAGAGTTGATTACAACGGTGGCGTGGGCCGTGACCTCACTTTGAATCTTTTGGATAACTGCATCCGTGACATTCGTGTAAATGGCGGAGAACCAAAATTAATTCTTATGGGACACGACCAATACTTCCGTTTGGAGCGTCTGCTCCAGACTCAGCAACGGTACATGGGTGTTGAGGAATATCAGGTTGGTGTTGGTAACGAGCGCACCTTCCCCGGTACTCGTACTGGGTTGGTACTCGCAACCTATCAGGGTATACCGATTCTCCCAGAACCCGATTGTCCTAAATCGGTTTCTACTACTGACACTGTTCTTGGTTCTAACGTGTATGTTTTGGACACTGACTACATTGAGGTAGCCATTGCTCAACCTACACAATATATCGAGAACCGTGACTACCTTGCTCTAGATGCGCTGGTAGTTCGTGGACTCTTCTATACTCTAGGAGAGATGCGATGCCGTAACATCTGGGTGCAGGCAAAGATTGCTGACCTCAACGAGTAATGCAACCTAACTAATCTCATGTTGACTTAGCTCAGAG